GATACGGTGATAAGCAAGTTCACGCACAAGACTTTGAATCTATCTTACTATATCGGAACCAAGAGAGGTTAATTTGTCTGAAATAAATAACGTGCTTTGGGTCGAAAAGTATCGACCCAAGTCTTTATCTGATTGTATTCTTCCAATTGATTTGAATACCGTTTTCAATGGTATGATCAAGGAAGGAACAATTCCAAACATGCTGTTCTATGGCAAGGCTGGCACCGGAAAAACAACTGTTGCCAGAGCCTTGGCCAGAGATCTTGATCTTGAGTGCATGGTTATAAACTGCTCAGAAGACAACGGCATAGATACATTGCGCACAAAAATTCGCCATTATGCTTCCACGGTTTCCTTGAATGGAAACATGAAAGTCATTATTTTGGATGAGTTTGATTACGCAAATCCACAGTCAATGCAGCCAGCTTTGCGAGGAGCCATAGAGGAGTTTCACAAAAACTGCAGATTTATTCTCACGTGCAATTACAAGAGCAGGATTATCGATCCTCTTCATTCACGTTGCACAGGAATAGATTTTACAGTTCCTAGTTCTGAAAAAGCGCAGATTGCAAAGGCGATGTTCTCTAGAATCGAATACATACTTACGAATGAAAAAATACCATACGAACAGCCGGTGCTTGCCAACCTCATTAAAAAACATTTTCCGGATTTTCGGAGAATCATCAATGAACTTCAAAAGTATTCTTCTTCTGGAAAAATTGATGTCGGAATTCTTGCACAGGGTAGCACAGAATCGTATAAAGAATTGATAAACAGTATGAAAGCAAAGGACTTTGCATCATGTCGTAAATGGGTGGTGCAGAATCTTGATTTGAATACCGCAGAGTTTTTTAAAAGGCTTTACAATGAATTGTATTCCTGTTTGAAGCCAAATTCAATACCACAAGCAATTTTGTACATTGCTGAATATCAATACAAAGCAGCATTTGCAGCAGATCAAGAGATCAATACCATGGCTCTTATTGTTCAACTTATGATGGATTGTGAATTTGCCTGATGAAACTAAAAGATTTTTTAAACAGCATTAATTATGATAAAAAACCACTTCTGGACGGAGATGAATCCGACCAGAAGGTTTATCCTGCTTATGTGGTAAATCGAAGCTTGTCTTATTTTGGTGATACTATTTTTTATGCAAATGAAATAAACTGCAATCCTTTTTTGGATCAAAAAGCCCAGTTTGATTTTTACAGATTTTCCATAAGAAAGAAGAAAAGATTTTCTTTGTGGGCCAAAAAAGAAGAAAACGAAGATATTGCCTTAATAAAAGAAGCTTTTGGATATAGCGAAGCCAAAGCCAGAGAAGTGCTAAATATTATTAGACCGCAGGACCTGGACAAAATTAAAAAGTCCTTGGACAAAGGCGGTCACAAAATTTAATAGATAAAGGTGAGTTATGTCAGAAGCTTCGGATAGAATTTTTAATAATGTTGGAGTACATGTAAAATTACTTGACGACGAGGATTTCATGGTTGTACGTGAAACCTTGTCGCGTATTGGTGTATCTCCAAAAGGAAAAAAAGTATTATATCAATCTTGCCATTTAATACACAAAAATGGTGTTTATATATTAGCACACTTCAAAGAATTGTTTGCTCTGGATGGGTTACCATCAAATGTGTCTGAAGAAGACATAAAAAGAAGAAATGCAATTGTAAAACTTTTGGAAGATTGGGAACTTCTTGAAGTAGTTGATAAACAAAAAATTGAAAACAAAATGCCAATAAACGCATTAAAAATTATTCGTTATAATGAAAAGGATGATTGGGATCTTATTCCTAAGTTCAATCCAGGTTCTCTTCGTAAATTTTTTAACTCATAAGGATTACAATGTACAATTTAACGTTAAGCATGATCGTAAAGAACGAGGCACCAAATATCGAACGTTGCCTTGAATCAGTCGCACCATTCATCGATTATTACATTATTTGTGATACGGGTTCGACGGACAACACCAAGGAAATCATTAAAAAGTTTTTTGATTCAAAGAATATTTCTGGTGAAATTCTTGACCACGAATGGTCGGATTTCGGAACAAACAGATCCAAGGCTTTGGCTGCTTGCCATGGAAAAACCAAATGGACATTGATGATTGATGCGGATGACTTTGTTACCGGTACGCTTCCAGTTGATAAGTTTGATGATAATCTTGATGGATATGTCGTAAAAATTAAGCGAGGTCCATATGAATGGTATCGTGCACAAGTGTTCAATTTAGCAAAGAAAAAATGGTGGTATGAAGAACCTCTTCACGAATATGCTTGCTGTGAACAACCAATGAACATTGCTAGGCTTGAAGGCGACTACGCTTGGGAAGTTCGTACAGAGGGTTGCCGTTCGCGAGAGACAAACGGGGATGACAGAGAAAAATACCGCCGCGATTACCAAATTCTTAAAAAGTATATTGATGAAAATCCAGAACAGCCAAGAAAACAATTTTACTTGGCGCAATCTGCCTTCGATGCTCATATGTTTGATATTGCAGAAGTTGAATACGAAAAGAGAGCAAAGATGGGAAACTGGATCGAAGAAGTATTTTATTCATGGATGCGTGTAGGTATTTGCAGAGAATTGCTTGGCAAGCCAGTTGAGCAAGTGATTGATGCATTCATGAAAGCATACGAAACTCTCCCCACCAGAGTAGAACCACTCTATCACATGTCGTGCATTTATAGAAAGTATGAAAGACCAAAGAACGCATTTATCATGGCACACATGGGATTAAGCATTCCCATGCCAACAGATCACATTCTATTTGTCGATACTGCAAACTATTTGTGGGGTATTCTTGATGAAGTGGCTACTACCGCAGCACATGTAGGTAAACACCACATGGGACTTGCAGCATGCGATAAGCTTCTCTCTGAACCACACTTGCCACCAGAACACAGAGAAAGAGTTGCAAACAACAGAAACTTGTATGCCAAAGTAATTCAAGATTGGCAGCAAAAAATGGTTGAACAGCAAGCAAAAGTTTTGGAGAATGTAAAGAATACGACAAACAGAACAACACTTGAGTTTGATCCAAACAAGGTTGCTGTAACTCTTTAAAAAATCATAAATACTTAATAATGACCTAACATATAGGTCATTATTTTTTGGAGAACCAATGGCAGACAATTTTGATGTAACACTAGTAAAAGGCGATACAGCTAGATGGTCTTATTTCTTTCTGGGATTGACCAGTGGAGTTACATTTAATTTTTCTGGAACAACGGTTTACATGCAAGTCAGAAATGGTTATTCGCCTGCAACTTTGGTTGCTTCTTACACAAAACATGTTCCTGAAGGAACGGTTCTATCATTTCCAGATGGTTTGACTGGCGGTTTGGGTGTCGGAAGCGGAACAACCGGAGGAACATGCAATTTTTGCATAGGTTATAGTTTTACAAATGAATTGACTGCCGACAGAATGTGCAAATACGATTTTAAAGTTTTGGATACAAACAATACTCTTACAACGCTTTTACGCGGAAACTTACAAGTACTGCCTGAAGTAACAGATATATAATGTTCTTTGGAAAGAACAAAACATCCTTAAAATTAATAAAGCCGCACCCAGAACTGCTGCTCGGCTGTGATTATCAAATTGTGGAGCATTTAAACAATCCTAAAAAAATAAAGATTGGCACAGGAATAAGTCAATTATTTTTAAAGAATTCAGATGGTGAAGAGTATTTAATAGAAGGCAACGCATCAAAAATTAAAGACATGTTTATGTCAAACATGCTTTATGAATCAGTTGAAGGAAAAATTTACAAAGTAAAAAAGCCATTTGGCAATTTACTCCAAAATTCTCTATTAAAAGAAATTGCAGCATGTTCCTATGATGAAAAATACCAGTTGGGACATGGTGTAAGTGAACATTATTTTATTCAAAAATTAAACAATAAAGTAATAAAACTTTATGGCAATTCACATCAAATTAAAAATTTGTTGGAAGAAGTCATAATTAAAACAGAAATAAAAGAACCCCAAAGAATAATTACCAAACCAAAAATTGAGGTAATTGAAAAGGTAATTATAAAAGAAACAACACCGGTTGCGGGCGAACAGGGGTTAAAGGGAGATAAAGGGGATAGAGGTGAAGTTGGTCCTCAAGGTCCAAAGGGAGAGCAGGGGCCGTCTGGTTCTGTTGGTCCAAGAGGACCTATTGGGCCACCGGGTCCACAGGGACCACAAGGCCAACGGGGAGAACCTGGACAAAATGGTTCTGTTGGACCAATTGGACCAATTGGCCCTCAAGGAATTAAAGGAGAAGCAGGGAAACAGGGCTCGGTTGGACCAAAGGGAGATAAAGGTGACCGTGGTGAAATTGGTCCTAAAGGAGAACGGGGTGAACAAGGAATCCAAGGTGATCGCGGAGAAAAGGGAGATTCGGGTGAACAAGGACTGCAAGGCCCACAAGGTTTGCAGGGAATAAAGGGGCCAAAAGGTGATCGCGGAGATATTGGACCAATTGGACCAGTTGGACCAAAGGGAGATCCCGGTGAATCACCAATTATAAATGCAGAATACCCATTAAAATTAGAAAATGGAACATTACATTTTGAATCTGAAAAATTTACCAAAGTTTTAAAAGACATTGGAAGCAAAGATATACAAAATGCAATCAATAAACTTTATGCAATGTCTTCTTCAGGTGGCGGTGGTGTTGGAGTCAAAGACAATGGTAATTATGTATTAAAATCAGTAAATGATATTAATTTTACTGGGGCCGGTGTAACAGTTACAAGAACTGGAAAAAATGTAACTATTGATATTACTGGTGGAGGTGGAATTTCAGTAAAATCATCTTCAGGTGCTTTGCAATTTGCCAATTCAGCCGGAAATGATTTAGAAGCGGATGGTTCATTAAAATATGACACTGTAACAAAAGAATTTGAAGTCCCGTCAATTTTAAAATTAACAGAAGCTGAAGGTCCCGGTTATATTCTTTTTCCAGATGGAACAACACAAGGAACTGCAGCATATGGAGTGGTTGGTGGTACTGGTGCAACCGGACCACAAGGAAGTACAGGATCTACTGGAGCACAGGGACCACAAGGAAACACTGGTGCAACCGGACCAACAGAGGATAATATTGGAATATTTTTGGATTCGACCCCAGATGTCATTTCAACAGGAAAAAAAGGATTTAAACAAATACCATACAATTGTCAAGTGTTGGAATGGTATGTGATCGGTGGAGCAACGGGTACAATTGAATTTGATGTCAAAAAATCTTCATTCGCAAATTATCCAAGCACAACATCAATAGTTGGCTCGGACTACCCAAAACTGACATCCCAATTTAAAAATTCAAATACCGGAGTCACTGCATGGTCCGGATTGTCTGGTGGGGATATAGTCGATTTTGTCATAAATAGTAATACGGATGTAGAGTCTGTAGGTTTGTTTATAAAAATACGGAGAATTTAATGAGATCAGCGGTAGAACATCATTTTAATGGTTTGACAGCAGGACTTACTGGTGGGCTTCCAGCTGTAGGCATTACTGCTGGATATGATTCAACAAAAACATTAATTTCTTCTTTGTTGCGTCAAGCCACTGGATCAAACTACGAAGACAGATATATCTCCGCAAAGCCTGCTGCAATAGTGAATATGCCAGAAATATTTACATCAGGCTCACAGTTCATGCCCCATATATACAAGTGGTCTGACAACATCTATTGGATTTTTACTGCATCAAACGCCGCAGTCGCTGCTACAAGAACTATTGCTCTTACAGAATTTGACTCAAATACATCTACTCTGACATACAGAGGGTTCATCACTCTGTCAGGAACAACTGTTGCAGGAAACAAGACTGTTCGTTCGTTGAGAGCAATGGTGTATACCCACAGCAGCGGAACAGTTTCAACAACAGGTTCTTCTACTACAATTACAGGAAGCAGCACACAATTCACCACAGATAGAATTGCTGTTGGTGCAAGAATTGGGTTTGGAACAACAGATCCCAAAGCGGTAACCACATGGTATGAGATAACTGCAATAGGAAGTGACACATCACTTACCATAAATTCTCAAGTCGATCTTTCTGGATCAACTGCATATGTTATTGAAGAAGTACGAATCGCAGTTGCGATCACAAACGCAACTTTGGTAAACAGCGGCGTACATTTAATTAAGGGACTGAATTACAGCACTTTCACCAGCGGCGGTACTACAATCCCCGAGGCAACCACAGTTGACAACATTCGTGCATCTTATTTGTTGAGAGATGGTGTTGGAACATTAGGAACTGCAACCGCAACCGTTACATATAGCGGAACAGCCAACATTTTGTCTTTGAACAACCACGGACTGCTTGCTGGTGATCCTGTTCTATTCACGACTACGGGAACTCTGCCAACAGGATTGTCTCCATCTACTGTTTATTATGTGATCGCAACCAATTTGGGCGCAAATCAGTTTTCTGTTTCTACTTCTTTGGGTGGTGCGATTGCAACATTCAGTACAACTGGTTCTGGAACACACACCATTCACTCTGCATCCAATTTATCAGCAGCAGGGTTTGGAATTGATGATGATGGCAAGAGCGCAACAAACCACGATCTATATCTTGTAAATGCTACTGCGGCAAGCTCAAACACAATAATAGTAAAGTACAATATTAGAGCAGCATTGACTGTTGGTGCATTGACAGGTGGACCTTCAAGCGGAACATCTGTCAGCGCATTTTCGTTGAAAACAGGATCTGTTGCAATATCGGGTACTGCATCGCAGTTGAGTTCTGCAAGAATTTTTAGTGTTGCACATGGAGCGGCATCTGGAGTAAAAAGCCTCTTTTTTGTTACTACAACCAGAGTCTATCGTTGCCCTGTTGCAAATCTTACGGCAGGAAGCATCAACTGGCTTGTTGATTCGATGGTTGAAGTTCCACCAGGAGGTAGCGTTACATACTCAGGCTTAAACACTATGAGCCAAGTAGATTATTCCTCCACTATTGATCGTTTGTTTGTTACAAACACAGGTGGTCGTTTTGGCACCTATGTTACGCCATATGTAACTGATGGAAGTCAGTTTGAAAAATATGTTGGTGTAAACCTCAACAGAGTAAAACTCACCACAACACCAAGTGGCGCAAGCGATGGATTGTTTCCGCAGGCCGCGCTTACACTTTGGACAGAAGACGGGTGGATGTTTGTTATACCAAACGCAACAACATCAGGGCAAAACTGGTTGTATGTATTCCCGTTTGGTGTTGATGCATATTACAACAGCACAAGCAATCAAGGTGTTATTACACCAAAGCTAGCAACAACCGATGCGTCCAAACTATATCATACTTATGTTGATCACATGGAATACGCGGGAGATTATGGACTTGGATTCCCCGTTGAGTCCTACAAGTTGTGGTATCGCACAAGCGGCATAGACGATAATAGCGGTGCGTGGACGGAAGTTCCAGTTGGAGCGGATTTAGATGCAGCCGCATCTGGTGACTATATCCAATTTAAGATTGCATTTGATATTTTGGGAGAAATTTGTGCACCAACTCGTATTTACTCAATAGCAGCAACGTATGAAGATTCTTCACAGGATTCTCATTATCAACCATCACTCAGCAAGTCTTCGGCTGCTGGCAAAATATTTGCATGGCAACAAGTTGCAAGTTGGGGTGGAACAATTCCAAACATGAGACTTCGTTTGTACGATGCATCTACAAATAATGAAATTCTCAACGATACTGTTACGGCATCGGCATACGGAAACTGGGAATACTCAAGCAATGCTGGAGTGACTTGGGCAAACTGGTCAAGCTCGGCAGATGCTGTCAACAATTACATTCGATATACGGGAACAACTTTTGGTTACAGTGGAGTGACAGTAAGAGCACTATTGACGCAGGCATAATATGATAGATGATATCACTTTCTACAGCGCATATTTCTTTTTTGAGATACCTTCACAGACAAATGGAAATATTGTTGCTCTAGAACCAGCATCAAGTTATTTTGTGTTTAAACTGACTAATCCCGAAAGAATAAGTATTTTGTAATATGCCCATTGATTTTCCAAATAACCCCTCAGCAGGACAAACATATTCCTACGCAGGACAAAACTGGCAATACAATGGTATTGCTTGGGATAAATTAATAATTGCAGATGATGCCAATGCATTGTATGGCATTTCAGGTTCAATATATGCCTCCAGCCTAGCAACGGGCTTGCTTTACGGTGGAATTTTAAGCATAAACACCGGAAGCAGTGCACACTTTGACATAACTGCTGGCAAAGGACAAATTCATACTTCTGGTTCCACCTACACCGCAGATCCGCAGCCCACTTTCCAATATGTAACTTGGCCAGCACAAACTGGAATTACATTATCATACCTTGCAACCAATGACACCACTTGGATTTATGTTGACAGTGCAGGAATTGTTCAACAAAGAACAGAATATTACACAGACGTACAATTAGAAGAAAACATTATAATTGGTCAGCTCGTTCACCCTTCAAGAACTTTTATCAATCTTGCAAGAACAAACCCGAACGTTGCTTATGCCACTGACAAGCAATACGAACAGTTTATTCGTTCTTTCGGTCCAATTAAAATCTCTGGTCACACGATACAACCCAACGGGGCAAATTTAAAATTAAATAGAACTTCAGGTTCAGCTTTCAGCCTCGGAAGAAACTGGATCAATGACACAGATAATCCAAGCGTCGTGACGGATGGTGCCCAGACGGATTGCATATTTTATCGTTACTATAGAGGTGCTACTGCAGGAACTTTTATCACTGTACCAAACCAGACTGTAATAGACCCAACAAAATATGATGATGGAACTGGAACGCTTGCCACTGTTCCGGGAGGAAAGTATACGATCCAAAGATTGTTTTACTATCCAAATACTCCAACTTTGTTGGGTGTGTATTATGGAAGAGCGGAATACACTAGTTTGGCCGACGCAGCAGCAAACATAAATTTTGAAAATTTTACAGAAATTGAAAATACCAAAACTAATGCAATATTTGTTGCTTATCTTCTGATCAAAAGCGGATGTACTGACATAACAAACACATCCGATGCTTTAATTTTACAAGCAGGAAATTTTAGAAGCACGACGAGTGGTGGTGGTTCAGTATCACTAACATTGGATGATTTGACTGACGTTATTATAACTTCTCCGCAAAATTATCAAGTTTTGACATATGTTGACGGTGTTACTGGGTGGGAAAACAGATCAGTAAGTACTTTGCCTTTGGTAAGTTCGATACGAGGGCTTACTGGTGCTGTAGGAATCACCAACGGCAGCGGAATCGGTCTGAGTGTTTCTGGTCAGACGATGACCTTTAGCAACACCGGTGTTTTGAGTATTGACGGTGGAACTGGTGCCATTACGAATGTTGCTAGAACTAATGTAGATAACATTTTCAGTGCAAGTCAAACAATAAGCACATCAAATGCTGCTTTGTCAATTGTGGATTCGTCTTCCTTCAACGAAGTATCGTTTCAGGGAGAATTCAACAGGTTGTACTTTTACAATGACCTATCTAGTGGAGAAGTATTCTTTCAACCAACTATCGCAGCGGCAAGCACGATAACAGTATCTCTTCCAGATTATACCACAACTCTTGCGGGACTTGCGGGAACACAAACATTTACTGGTATAAACACCTTCAATGCTCTTACAAACTTCCCCGGTGGTATTAGTGCTGCTGGTGCAACATTCAGTGGTCTTGCAAGATTTAATGCAGGAATCTCTGCGGCTGGTGGAATAACTTTCAACAGTAATGTTACGATAAATTCTGCAAATACTTTAATTGCTTCTACTATTGAAAGTGAAGTTGGAAAAAACCAATTAGATATTGTCAACACAGGAAACGCTAGAGTTGCTATTGGTGATTATAATGGGGCTGCCAATAGCACTTACATATTTTTAAGAGATGAAACAAACTCTATGGATATTTCAAATCCATATGGTATTATAAACATTGGAGACCCGTTTGGTATAGACACGGGATATATTATTTCTTATGAAGCAGCGGCAGGAGAACTGAACGGTAATGGAAGTTCTATTGTAAATTTTGCTTCTGGTTCTTTTAATGAAATAGTTTCAAATGTTGGATTTTATGAAACTGCAAATTTAATTAAAGTGACAAACAATGCTAGGAGTTGGTTCTTATGAAGACTAGATCAAATAGATTCAATAATGGCTACATTGGAGCATATGAGGCTGGCGAGCTAACTGGTGGAATTGTTGGCAATAATAAAAATTATCTAACAGCCCTTAGAGAAGCACCAATAACAGAGGAGTTTTATCAAGGATACGGAATATCAGGGGGACCAAATTATACAAGACCATCTGAATGGGTAGCCCTGCCCGGTGTTACGGGAGGAAATATAATTGTTGGTGCATATGCAGTTTACAATACAGACAGCAACTTTGCTTCTTTTACCATAAACACAAATACAGGCAATTATCTAGTTAATTGGGGAGATGGTACTACGGGTTCATTCGCAAGTGGTGTTGCGGCGTATAAACAATATACAACTTCTTCTTATGCAGGATTGACAAGTTCTGTTTTTAGAAATTATAAAACGGCTTTAATTACAATAACTCCTGTAACTTCTGGTGCAAATATAACAAACATCAATTTAAGAACAAAACACAATCAGTCAGGGTTGGCTAGTTATTATTCAAATGGTTGGTTGGACTTAAGGATTTCTGCACCATCTTGCAGTACTGCTCTTTTTTCGAACTATAACTTTACCAATGAAAATAGAGCATCTAAATTAGAACAAGTTGAATGGGTGGGCGATGCACCATTAACAAGTGTGTCATTTTTAGGTTGTACTTCACTACAAAAAATTGTTTCATTTCCATCTTGCAGAGCAGTTACAACATGGAATGCTGCATTTCATTCCTGTCATATGTTGCAAGAAATTCCTCCAAATATGGATTTTTCTGGTGTAAATGTCAGCGCAGGACTAAATTACACTTTTTATAACTGCTATAATTTAACAAAAATACCCCCACTTAGAACTTCTGGTATAAGTGGTCAAATTATTGGAACTTTTATATCTTGTAGAAAATTAAAAAGAATACCATATCTTGATACAAGAAATGCAACCAATTTAGATAGTTTATTTTATGATTGCAAATCATTGGAATATGTTCCATTTTTGGATACAAGAAATTGCACAAATATAAATTATTTGTTTTGGAACTGCGGTTCTTTAAAACAAATACAGCCAGAATTGCAGGGTGCTTCATTTACTACAGCTGTTGGAACTTTTTCGAATACTTCAATTTTTAGTGCACCAAAAATAAATACAGCAAATGTGACAACAATGAATACTATGTTTGCTGGCTGTACGAATTTAAAAACAGTACCCCAATATAATTTTTCATCTTGTACTAATATAGGTTCTATGTTTTCCGGTTGCCTTTCTTTAGAATACGTTCCTGATTTTAATACACCTTCTACTTTGGCTACTGTAGATAATTTATTTAATGAATGCAGAAATTTACAATATTGCCCGGGAATAACAATGGGAACAGCAACAAATGCCACTAATATGTTTTCTAGGTGCTGGAACATGCATACAATTCCCGCTTTAAATTTTACAAATATTGTAACAACCACGGGTACATTTTTTGAAAATTTTTCACTTTCTTCTTGTGGTATAACTGGTATAGGTAGAAACGTTGACTTTACCAATGCTAGCATGGGAGCAACTGCACTTAACGCTTTGTATACTAGTCTACAAACAGTTGCGAGAACAATCACCGTAACCGGAAACTGGGGAACTGCGTCAGATAATCCAGCAATAGCCACGGCAAAGGGATGGACAGTAACAGGATAATATTATGGACACAAAACCAGGATTTTACAAATTAGAAAATAATGAATTGTTTTACGGTCCAAACTTTGTAATAAATGCATCATATCATTTGGTAAAAGAAGATAAAAACTCATATGATTACCCAATCGATGGTTGGTATTGGTTTGATGCTGAAGTGGAAGCTAGAAGTTTTTTTGGATTGCCTACCGTTATAGAACACAATCCAACCCCCTACATGAACTTATAAATACAAAGGAATAATATGCCAGAAACATATAAAAGTATTGGAACTATTGTTGGGTCAACTGCTGCAACCACAATTTATTCTGGAGTTACGGGTACAGCTATCGTAAATTCAATAAATGTCAGCAATGGTACTACATCTTTTGTAAACTTAGTAACTGTGGAAATGTTAAAAGGAAGTACTGCATATTCAATTATTACTGCTGCTACTTTGCCGGTAGGAAGCAGTTTACAAGTTTTAGATGCTCCTTTAGTTTTAGAAAGCAATAATACTTTAAGATATACTTCAGGATTTACGTATTCTACTCATGTAATAGTATCTCTAATGGAAATCACTTGACAGATATTTTAATTGTGATATAATATTTGAATGCTCAAAGTATTCAAAGTTGAACCATCCGCAAAGATTCCACATTACGAGACTCGCAAAGCAGCCTGTTTTGATCTTGCTGCTTGCATTCTTTCTCATTCACAGGTCCAGATTTATGCCGGAAAGACTGTAAGGGAATACGAGGTTCAGCATGATGGAGCCAATGGCAAGAACTATATCACTCTAGCACCACAGGAACGAGCCCTAATTCGTACTGGGCTAATCTTCGACATCCCAGAGGATTACTGCATTCGTTTGCATCCCCGCTCCGGAATGGCCCTGAAATACGGGTTGGTTCTTGCCAATTGCGAAGGCGTTATTGACGAGGATTACGTCCAAGAGACAAAGATCATCGTGCTGAACACTTCAGACGAGATCATGAAGATCTACCATGGTGATAGAATCGCTCAGGGCGAACTTGTTAAGTACGAACAAGCACAGATCGAAGAGACTTGGGAAGCCCCAGAACAAAAGTCAAACAGAGTCGGTGGGTTCGGAAGTACTGGAAGATCTTGACTTCTTGGGCCACTTGACTGACTTGAATTCACGCCATACTGCATAAACTGCAATGACGCAAATTATGACGTACCAAAAGCTCCACTCGGAGGCTTGGCTAGGTGTTCCAAAGAATGGCTCTTTGAGAACACTGTGAATTGGGTTGCCTTGTTTGTCCAATGGTGAGACAATTTGTGGTGTACTACAACCAAATAAAAATAGTAATGGTAAAAGATATTTCATAGTATTTTTGATCCTTTGCTACAATTTTCTGATTCCCACAGAGGTTGCAAATTAGAATAATGACACAATTTATAAAAAGCATCAATATTATTTTTAGCCGAGGCTAAAGGAATAATATGATCAATATGCCAACCACCTTTTCCATAATTTTTCCAATTCATATTTGGTTTAAACATTTTTTCTAAGTGTATTTTCAATTCACTTATTGAACAGCCCAATATATCTAAAGTTTTTTTGTCTTTTATTATAGAATTTCGCTTAACTGCTATTTGAATTCTTCCGCGTATATTCTTTTTTAAAACGTAAAAAATATCAGTTTTTACTTTAATTAAATGATTTTGATTTCTTTTTTGTTTATTTTTTTGTCTATAAAGTTTTGTTTTTAACTTAATTTTTTCTTTATTGCTAGAATAATATTTTGCTCTGTATTTTTTATAATATTCGTTATTACTTTTTTGGTGATTTATAACTTTAGAATCTATTTTTTCTTTATTCTTAAGATAATAAATTTTTGCTTTTTCTTTTTTATGTTCTAAACAGGCAAAGCATCTACATCCTTTTTTATAAGACCCATTTTTAGATAAATTTGGAAATAGACATTTAGAGATCATGATTTATTACTACCAGTTGCAGTACCCATGTAAAAACCAACAACTGAAAGAAGAACTTGACGATTCTCTTCGGCAAACAGATACCCCGGAATCTCTACAAAATATTTACGGGTTGTTTCTGGGATCAGACCAAAGAAGCCCTCTGGTTGAGTTTGAGTAAATTCAGCAAATGTTGAGATACCAAAGAATGGAAGAACAAATGGAGCAGCAACAACAGCGAATAAGCAAGCGAGAACTATTAATTGCCTCACTCCTTTGCCTACGTCAAGTGGCACTCGTTGGGCTGCTTTATCTTGGTTATCTGTTGTTTGTTTGTTGGCCTCGATAGCCATCTTGAACATGTCTTTTTGATCTTGAGCCCGTTGAGCCCAGTAGCGGAACAGGAATCCTGTTACTCCTCCACCAAGCAAAGATATTAATTCTGTAGGCATATTAGTTCCTTTGATATGAAAGTTGAAGTTCTATAGAATCTTTTATTGTTCTAAAATGTTCCATCATGGCATGCTCTTTATCCATGTTTGGCTTAAAATCTTCATGCCACTGAATGAGTATAAATCCAACATTTATTGCTTTATTTTTTACTGGTAGACAAGCATAGTGAGAGATGTTTTCGTCTTCGAAGAAATGCTTTGCATAACTTTCTGGCATTGCTGCTACGTGATAAATTATGGCCTTGTCTTCAAGAATTCTGTTTAATAGCGGAATGTAAAGAGAGCAAAGAACGTTTTTAAATTTTGCTGCTTGAGAAATATATCCCCGGTGAGAAGATTCGTGGGTTATTGAAAACTTTCTCATTGAAATGCCATCCATAAAATATTCCCCATTGTGAAACTGGAGAACTGTGGCTCTCATGCTTCCTGCGCTCAAACGAAGTTCTGTGAGAAGTTCATGAATTTCTGTGTGAATAGCAATAAAGTTGTCTGTTTTTTCTTTGGATTTCCAAAATTTTGCAATTCCCCAACCAAGCCCCAAAATTCCCATTACCGCGATAGAAATGCCTTCGATTATTTTAAGTGGGTCTATTAGGGAAAGATACATCTTTTAAAAACTCCGTGTCTTAATATTTATATTCTTGACACCCCAATAGGTTGTGGTATATTGATTTACCATGACTAGAGACGAACTATTTGCATTACACACTAAAATTTGCCAAGAAGCCAAGGAACTGATGGAAAAGAAGAACAATGACTATGCTTCTACCGCAGATCCGTTCATGAATTTCCGTCGTGCTGAATATCTCGGTTTTTCAACGGCTGAACTCGGGGTTCTTATCCGAATGACGGATAAAATGTCAAGAATCTCCACTTATCTCAACCGTGGAGAACTTTGTTTGAAGAATGAAAGTGTATATGACGCGATTGTTGACATCATCAACTACAGTGTCATACTTGCTGGACTTCTCAAGGACAAAGACGCAAAGAAATGAAATTTTACACAGCCTGTGCTATCAAAGGGAACAAGATTCTTGTTCGCGGCTATCGCAATGGTATTCGGTTTACCGATACCGTTTCGTATAAGCCTTCTCTGTACATAAGAACGGAGAAGGATCAAGAGAAAGCCAAGTACAGGACAATGAACAATGTCAAGGTCAAGCGTATGATCTTTGACACTTTGTACGATTGCAGACAATTTCTCGACCAATATAGGGATCTAGATGATTGCCCGATTCACGGAAACACTGATTTTATCACTCAATATCTCATGGAGACTTATGAGACTGAGGTGGAATACGATCTTTCCAAGATCAAAGTAGCATATTTGGACTTGGAATGCGAATCCGAAAACGGATTCCCAGATCTAGACAACCCCAATGAAAAAATCAATCTGATGAGCATTCGGATTGATGGGGTTACTTACGTCATCACCAGCAAGCCCGTCAATCTTCCCAACTGTAAAGTAATACTTACAAGTTCGGAAAAAGAACTTATTCAGAAAACCTTTGAGGTCCTGAAGAAGGAAGATGCAGACATCATAAGCGGGTGGAACATCAAGCTCTTTGATATGCCCTATATAATTGGTAGGGCTAAACTGTTCTTTGATGAGAAGGAAATACAGGAGTGGTTGCCTTTTGGTTTGATGAAGATGCGGGAAACGGATATCGGCGGGAAGGTCTATAAGATCTACGAGTTTCCCGGATATACGATTCTTGATTACATGGATTTGTACAAGAAGTTTTCTGGAACGAGTCAGGAAAGTTACGCCCTAAATTTCATTGCAAAGGTGGAACTGGATGCTCAGAAACTGGATTACAGCGAGTATGGGTCTTTGCGGGAGTTTTACCAAAAAGATTTCCAAAAGTTTGCGGAGTATAACGTCCAAGATGCGTTGCTGGTTGAACAGCTTGACAATAAGCTCAGACTGATCGACCTTGCCGTGTCCATTGCATACGAGGCGAAGATTACCTTCGACACGGTTTTCTTTGCAACCAGAATCTGGGAAACCATTTGCTGTGACTATTTGTTCAAGAAGAACATCATTCCACCGCTGAAGAGAAGTTATGCAAAGGATGATCAATTTGTCGGTGCGTATGTCAAGGATGTAACTCCGGGCTTGTACAAAAACGTCGTAAGTTTTGACGCCACAAGCCTTTATCCTTCCATCATCATGCAATGGAATATATCCCCGGAGACATGCACCAAGAAGGATTTTTCTCTGAATGCGGATGATTTCCTCAGAAGCAAGAGAAAAGATATTCCAGATTTTATTGAAGAAGCAGAGAGCAAAAATTCATGCCTTGCCTGCAATGGTTCCATGTTCACCAGAGATACAAAGGGATTCATTCCCATCTTGATTGAAAAAACATTCAATCAGCGCAAGGAAGCCAAGACAAAGATGATCGAACTGGAGAAAGAATACGAGGACACAAAAAATTCTGAGTTGTTGCCCAGAATCGCTGCACTCAAGATACGCCAGTCTGTCAAGAAGATTTTGGCGAATAGCCTCTACGGTTGTCTGGGCAACCCTGCTTTCGTTTATTCATCTCCTGAGTTGGCTACGGCTGTCACTGTTACGGGTCAGGTTATCATTCGCAAGGCCGAGAATGCGATGAATGACTATATCCAAAATCTGACCAAAGACGACAAAGACTATGTAATTGCCGTTGATACGGACTCAGTATATCTCAATCTTGATCCGATTGTGCAAAAGATATCATCAAAGACTAACATCAAGGATGTGACCGATTTCATCAATCAAGTCTGCGATCAAAAAATTCAACCTGAGTTCAAGAAAGAAATGGAAATCCTCGCCCATACGCTTGGATGCGGCGAGAATAAGATCTTCTTCAAGCGAGAAGCAATTGCTTCTGCCGGTATGTTCATTGCCAAGAAAAGATATGCCCTTCTTGTGCAAGATCTTGAAGGTGTTCGGTTCAAGGAACCGAAGTTGAAGATCATGGGTCTGGAAACTGCTCGTAGCAGCACTCCAGCGATTGTGCGCAGTAAGTTGAAAGATTGTATTAAGATTATCCTGACAAAAACCCCAGAGGAGTTGCGAGAATATGTGGATCAATTCTATGATGACTTTATTAAATTGCCTATTGAGGATGTCGCGGCTCCTCGGGGTGTCAAGGGTATCTCAAAGTACTCGGATAACAGCAGCATTTACAAGACCGGAACGCCTATCGCCACAAAAGCTGCGTTGTTGCACAATGCTTACACACGCAAACTTGGCATCAACAAGGATGTGCAGGACATAAAGGAAAATGACAAGATGAAGTTTGTTTTTGTCAAGGTTCCAAATCCTTATGGAATGGGTGGTCGTGATGCTGTGCTAGGATTTATCAACAAGCCACCAAAAGAGTTCAATCTTGAAAAATATATTGACACCAAGAAACAGTTTGAAAAAACTTTTCAAGAGCCACTTGACAATATTTTACAGGCCATTGGCTGGTCTATAAGTGATAAAGTAACACTTGAATCATTCTTTGTTTGAGGTATAATACAAATATGCTAATCAAAACTGCATACGATAGAGGTTATATTGATTATGAATGGTTTAAAGGTTCTCCTGGTAATAACCTTCAGAGCATAAATTCTGAAGGTTATGAGTTTCAAACTATAATTATCAGGCAAGACCTAATCCATAAAACCTTTCATATAAAGGCAGATGTTATCGATAATCTTGGTAGCGCGATCCATCTACAAACAGTGACTATTACTAAAGAATTGTTGGAAGATTTCGGTGTGCCGTTTGATAGAAATTCCGCAAACATGTCTCTCTCTGGAGATAATTTACTTAAAAAAATAATTGACATTATGGGTTCACTAAATTATTGGAGTAAGGCTGCGCGACAAGCTAGTAAAATTTATACTCCACAAGCACCGCTTACACCGAGCAGCCACTATAAAACAAAAACCCCATATCAAAAAGCACAGAAAACAAACCCACTTATCTTGAACGACCAAGATGTTGAGTGGTTGCATAGGTCTAATTCTCGCGAAAAGACTCTAAGAGAAATTGAACAGGAAAAGGAAATTGCTGCCCTCAAAAATACAATCGAGGAAATGAAGGCTGAGATGGAAGATCTCAAAGAAGAAATTCAAATGCTGAGTGCTGTAAACGAGGAGTGTTAAGATATGATTAAGAAATTTAAATCTAGATATGGTGATGAACGAACAATCACACTTCTTGAAGACGGATCTTACAAAGTCGAAGGTAGGTCTTTGTATACTCGCCACGGTGATGGGTTATTTGATTTTGAAGGTGGGCCATGCTATATTGTTGGTGAAAGATTTCTTGATGGCATTGGTGACCTGATTATTGATTCTGTAAAGCCTGTTGAGGCAACCCAAGACGATTGGGGCGCTGTAATTGTAACTACTAGAGAAATACCAAAAAGGAAAAAAAATGTACGATATTGACTGTGTTGAGCCAAATAAATTTTGCACCCACGAAGTTACTAAGTTATCAAATGCAAGATTGTCTTCTTATTCAATAGAAGAAAGGCTTTCTATTGCATCAATGTCTCAAATGTTTTCTTTTTGGAGAGAAATTCAAGATGTTTTAGTTTCTGCTTCTGAAGAAATTAAAACTTTAAAATCAAAAATAAAGGAATTGGAAGAAAAAAATGTCAAAGTATCTTAAAAATTTATTGAGCAAGATTGAAAACCCAGACGCATCTATCGTAGCCGATGGCATCGATGGTGCTGACGTTGCAGGTCATATTGACACGGGTTCATATGTTCTGAACGCTCTGTTGTCTGGATCTATATACGGAGGTCTACCAAATAACAAAATTTCTTGCTTGGCCGGTGATCCCGCCACTGGCAAGACTTTTTATGCCATTGGAATCGCAGGACAATTTCTCAAAGACCACAAGGATGGAGTTGTCATCTATTTTGACACTGAACAGGCTGTCACATCAGACATGTTCAATGCCCGTGGCGTAGATCCTGAACGAATCGCAGTCATCCCGGTTGCTACAATCGAAGAATTCAAGACACAGGCACTTAAGATTGTAAATGACATCATTGAGCAGCCAGAACAAGATCGTAAACCAGTATTCATGATTCTTGATTCTCTTGGGATGTTGTCTACTCGGAAGGAGATGACAGATTCAGCAGAGGGCAAGGATGTCCGTGACATGACAAAGGCCCAACAGACCAAGGCAACATTCAGAGTTCTTACTCTGAAGCTTGGCAAGGCAAAGATTCCCATGCTTCTCACAAACCACACATACCAAGTAATTGGTTCTTACGTTCCAACAAAGGAACTTGGCG